TACGGTGAACCTGTTTCATAAGGTCCTGGAATGAATTGCTGACAACTTCGCCATCTAACACATATGACCGTCCGATCTCGTTCATGTGCTGTTCGAGATAGTCTGTGATGTGTCCAAAGTTGTCTAGTACCTTGCCATTGCGTGTGTACATTGTGGCAGTACGACTTTCGAAGTCTACTACAGTGATAGCACGTACACCATCCAGTTTAGGTTCCAGCAATTTCTTGCCTGTAATCTTCTTGTCGTGATTAGCAGAATCGTGGGCAAGCATGACTTCAAACACAGGAACAGGAGCGATGTCTTTGTGTATCTTAAGTACCTTGTTCACAGTCTTCTCACTAAAGCCTGCTCGCATGTCTTTGATCAGTATGCGACGATACCAATCGTTCCATTGTGCCTTAGTAGCAACATTCATGGCCAATTCGATAGCATCTTTGGCTGCATGACCAGTGAGGCGTCTACGATAGAGACTGTCTGCCAGTTCAAGGAAGTTGTCCCAACTAAGGCCTTGCCCTTCGTCTTGTTCTTTAATGGGCACTTGCTTGACACCAAAAGTGTACAGGCCATCTAGTGCCATACGCAGGCCTTCAAAGAACTCTGTGAGTCCTTCTTTAGCGGCCATATCTAGAATTTGTTCTTTGCTCAAACGGCTGTTGTCAGCTTCGAGCTGTTGAATCACTGTCTGTGGTTGTGTGCGCAATCTCTGCTCCTAATCGTTTACTATGTTAATAGTATAACATCAAACGGCTAAGTTGTCAACTAATTTTTAATTGACACAGATCATTATAAATAGTATACTAAGATTTAACCACTTTAAAGGAGTATATTATGGCATATCGTGCAAAAAATGGTAGTGTAAAGGCAGCAGTTCGTCGTCAACTTCGTAAGAGGAAGTAATTATGGCTGCTAAAAAACGAAAACCACCAAAAATTACCAAAAGCGCCGTTGCTCGGACTGCAAAACGAGTTCTTCGTAAGCGTTAAAAAAAGCACCCTAGGGTGCTTTTTTATTCTATATCGAAAATTGAATTGAAGTGCTGATCGGTGACTCTTGATTTGCGTCTAATATGGCTTTCATCTCGCAGATTGCCTAAGGGTAACAATCCATATTGTTTGATGTGAGCGTCCAAAAATTGATCTTCAAGTTGTGTGACTTCGTGCCTAGGATCATCTTGTACCGCGAGCGGATAATTTGTCATGTCCCAAATCTTGATACAAACGTTATTTTTATTGATACCCGGAAAGTTCTTTATTACATCAAGCATATCGCAGCCAGCACTCTTTACACTGGGTTTGGTAGGCCATCCTGGAATTTGAAACGCTTGTCTGTATATTCTTTCACCAAAACTGCCACGAATCCAATCATTGTCGGCACTTTGTCCATATTTCATCACAGTGCTATTATAGATAAAAGCATAGCAATAGTACTTGACGCCAAGTTTTTTCATCATGCCCTTGATCTCACTGGCATGCAGACACTTGCCTAAGTCAAAGGTTACTGATGGTAGATTTGAGATATCGATCATAATTCAATTCCGTTATGCTTAAGAAATTCTTTCATGTTATCAACGTTCAATGGTAGAAATCTTTTTGGTACTTTTGTAACTTTAAATTTATATCCATTAACTAACTCGTCAATTTTAGTTTCAATAGTAGTGTACGTTTGACTAACCCATTCTGAGTGACCTCGACCATCTCTTTCGATGTCTAGGTCAAGTTCTTGTTTAGCAACTCTTTCTAAATTTGCGATTGCACGAGCCGGTCCGATATACACAACATCAAAACAGGCAATGTGGCTTTTACGACTGTAGCTATTTTGATAGACCCCCAATCGCACTGCTGGACTACCAGTAATTCCTACCTTGCTGTCTATAGATCCTAGCGGATCTTTGAAAATATAAAAAAGTTTTTGTCCTTTCATATTAAACACTCCACTGGCAAGTAGGAGCAGGTAACATTACCTTGCCGCCCTTTTGCCTGTAAAAATTAAGGAGACCATTCAATACTCGAAATTTATCGTGTTGTGGCTGTTCACCAATAATTGTTTTATTGTTAACTGCATCCCAATAGCTTTCCTTGATGCCTTCCTGTACACTTTCTGCATCACCCCATTCTTTGATTAACATTTTAGCAAGTTCTGCATCGAAGGTAGCAGGCAGCTGGAATCCTTGAATGTTAGCCCATTGATAGAGGTAGCTCATTGGACGATACAATTCCAATACTAAGTGTCCTTTCTTCCAGTTATTACGTTGAAAAGCAACGGCACGTGACCAAAACACTCCGTTAGATGGTCCTTGAGATCCCTCTAGATCAAAACATTCAATACCGCTTTTAGTCTGTGTCCATGCACCATCACAGGTTGCATGACGCTTAGGCATACATTTATATTGTGTAAGAATATTGTTCATGGCAATAAATTTAGGATCGCGTGTCTCTAGACCAATCATAAAGTCATCATAAGGAGCCAACGGACGTTTGTTCAGGCCGTTGATTCGACGCATGTTTGTGCCTGCAATGAAGCAACCAAATTTAATACGCTCTTCGTCAGTATCGCCAAAGCCAGCAGCTTCAATTTCAGCTGTGGTAAACTGATCCAAGTCAATAACCCATGCCTGAAACTTAGCATAGCCTTTCAGGCGGCATACCTGAATAGTGTGATGCCCGTCCCAAACACAATAAACTACACGACCGTCTTCAAGTGTAATTTTAATAATGCAAGGAACAATAACACTAGACTCGTCAAAGTCTTTAAAGATCTTTTCTACGTGATTTGGTGCTACATCACGTTGAAAGATAGTCCAGAGGTACAAGTCTTTCCAATCAATGTAATCAAAGTATTCTTTGGGGCGTTTGCCTGTAGTGTAACCTAAATAGTTACCACCACTAGGGTCATGACCAAATGTAATATTATGATATTGTGGGCCTAACACAGTTACAATTGCTTGATGAATGTCTTCACAGGGAATCGGACCGTCGTTAAAGTTTTTAGCCATTTCACGAAGGTCGATGCTGTCGTCCTTCATTTCAAAATGATGTTTGAATTTCTTAATGAAATTCAAGATAGCTTGTTTTTTGTTATAGGCCTGAGCCTTAGGTGTGCGAATTGCACGAGTTTTAGTTAGCATAATTTCCTTTCACGCCGCAGTCGGCATTTGTTAATAATAACCAAGGTCTACTTGTATTTCAACCTTATACATAGTGTAACAGGATCCTAAGATCCTGTCAACTCATTCTATGCCCAAATAATCTGCCCAACTAGGATGACCCATGTGGTATCCTCTGACCTTGCGTTTGGCAACCAGGTCCCAAAATGTAGGCTTGTAGGGTGTGACTTTTGGTTTCATCTTGCCCACATGTGCCGCCTTCTTGTAGTTGCAGCTCTTGCAGGCAGTGGTTGAGTTTTCCCAAGTGGTCTTGCCGCCCTTGCTCACAGGCAGCACATGATCCAAAGTGGCCACTGATTCCGCCACTTCTATTCCACAGTATTGACAGGCATAGGCGTCACGCAGAAATATATTGCGTTTGCTCAATCTCATAGTGTGTTTGGGCTTTTGGTAGGAGTTCAACATGATCACAGCAGGCACGCGAGTTTCCCAACGTGCAGATCGCACGATCCAATCTTCATGCCATTCCAAAACCTTGACCTTGTCCAACACAATGTAACGAATGGCTTCTTGCCAGTCTATGGTGCTGAGGGGTAATAGGCTTAATGGCTGCATGTCTGCGTTAAGTACTAAGGTGGTCATAATACGTGTATTTAATCAAAGAACAACTAGTGTACAATCAAAACTATAATTAGTCAATTTTTTTTTAGATAACTAAGATTGAAGTTGACCTAGACAGGGTTAACTGCTATACTTAGATTTCTTATTAATTAAAAGGATTTACGATGAATTTAGTACCAATGGTCATTGAGTCAACTTCCAAAGGGGAACGGGCCTATGACATCTACAGCCGCTTGCTCAAAGAACGTATTATTATGTTGAACGGCCCTGTAGAAGATATGATGGCAAATACCATTGTGGCACAACTGTTGTTTCTAGAAAGCGAAAACCCAGACAAAGAGATTTCACTGTTCATTAATTCGCCCGGCGGTGTGATCACAAGTGGCATGAGCATCTACGATACCATGCAGTTTATCAAATGTGATGTGGCTACCTATGTAATGGGACAGGCCTGTTCAATGGGTTCATTCCTAGCACAAGCAGGTACGGCAGGCAAGCGTTATATGTTGCCCTATGCTCGACACATGATCCATCAGCCAAGCGGCGGTGCTCGTGGCATGCAGAGCGACATTGAAATTCAATACAAAGAAATTACCAAGATGAAAGACATCTTGACCAAACTGTATGTCAAACACAATACCAAAGGCAAGACCTATGCTGAGTTTGAACGTGACATGGATCGTGATACGTTTATGTCAGCACAAGAAGCACTAGAATATGGACTCATTGACAAAATCATTGAGAAAAGATAATGACACAACTACAAGGTAAACAAGACAAAGGGTGGGGCTACGAAATTATATGGGCCACCAATGACAAGTACGCAGGTAAAATCTTAGTATTTGAAAAGGTAGGTGCCAAGTTTAGTATGCACTTTCACAAAGAAAAAGATGAAACTTGGTTTGTTAACGCAGGCGAGTTCAAGTTAATCTGGTGCGACACTGCCACTGCCACTTACAAAGAACAAATCCTCAAAGAAGGTGACACGTGGCGCAATCCGCCAATGATGCCGCATCAACTGATTGCGCTCAAACCCAACTCAATGGTATTTGAAGTCAGCACAGCAGACTCAGTAGAAGACAATTACAGAATCATTCCAGGAGACAGTCAAGTTGCAGCCGCTAAACCAACCGAAGAACAACCAACCTAAGATATCTTGGGTAGGTGGAGAGTTCCGTACAAAGTGCGTAGTAGGACTTGATCGTGACGGAGTAATCAACAGAGACCTAGGCACCTATTGCCACAAGGTTGAGGACTTTGACCCCATTCCAGGCAGTATTGACGCTATAGCTGAACTCAGGCGTAAAGGCTATAAGATCACAGTGATCACTGATCAAGGTGGCATTGAAAAAGGTCTTTACACCCAACAAGATGTGGACACTGTGCATGAGCACATGCTGAAACTGTTAGGCGAAGCAGGCTGCTTTTCAATTGACGGCATCTACTACAGTGCCAGCAGTCGTAGAGAAGATCCGTTTGCCAAACCCAATGTGGGCATGTTTAAAAAATGTGAAGCTGACGTTAAGGATATCAAATTCAAAGGCGGCTACTATGTAGGCGACAAGATGAAAGATCTTAAAGCAGCCATGAATATAGGTGCTCGACCAGTGTTGGTAAGAACTGGCTATGGCTTAGAAACTGAAAAAGAATTACAAAAGTTTACCTATAGAAAGATCAAACAGCGCACAATTATATTTGACAACCTTGCTCAGTTTGTGGAGTCGCTTGCATGACAAAGGTAGTAGTTAATGGAACCTTTGACATTATACATTTAGGGCATTTGAGACTGTTAGATTATGCTAGAAGTTTGCCCAACAGCTACGTGTTAGTTTTAGCAGATAGTGATCGTAGAATAAAACAGTTGAAAGGCAATGATAGACCGATCAATAACGAATACGAACGTTGTAGTTTGTTGTTTGCTCTAAAGTCAGTAGATCGTGTAGAAACATTTGATTCCGATGAAGAGTTAATTAAATTGATCAAAAACTTCGAACCCGATGTTATGGTTAAAGGCAGCGACTATCGAGGTCAGCCCATTATAGGTGCTGAATATTGTAAAGAGATAAAATTTTATGACAGACTTGGCAACTACTCAACCACAAACAAAATTCAAGATATTGCTCATAGGCGATAACTGTAAAGACATTTACCAGTACGGGACTATTGATAGGCTCAGTCCAGAAGCACCTGTACCTGTATTTGTGCCTACGTATGCAGAAGAAAGCGATGGTATGGCAGGTAATGTGTTTAACAATCTAGAGGCGTTGGGATGTGAAGTAAATTATCTATTTGGCGACACCAGCACCAAGACTAGACTTATTGATGCTCGCAGCAAACAACAGATTGTGCGCATCGACAATGATATTATCTCTGAGCCGTTGACATTTGATGCAATTATCCCAGCTACCTATGATGCTATTGTAGTTAGTGATTATAACAAAGGATCTGTTAGTTATGAACTAATTGAAGAACTGATTGCACTAAGTATTCCTATCTTCATCGATACTAAAAAAACAGACCTTGAGAGATTTCAAGGTGCATGGGTAAAAATTAATGAATTAGAATACAGCAAGATCAAAAGCGAGTGTAGTGGATTGATTGTTACACGTGGTGCCAAAGGTGCGGATGCTGTCCATCACGAGTATAGTTCTAAAGCACCAAGAGTAGAAGTTGTAGATGTTACAGGCGCAGGAGATACCTTTCTTGCCGCACTTGTCTACAACTACCTACATACCAAAGATATAAAAAGAGCCATGGACTTTGCCAACCAAGCTGCTGCTATCACAGTTCAGCATGTTGGATGTTATGCTCCTACGATGGAAGAAATACTATGATTGTATTAACAGGCGCTGGCGGCTTTATTGGCAGCGTGATGTTGGGCTACCTAAACAAGAAGGGTATCTCTGATGTTGTGTTATTTGATGATCTGTTAAACGAAACGCAGTATCGCAACCTTGTGGGCAAGCGGTTCAAGAGTATTCATCCGCACTCTACATTTGAAAAGACCACATTCAATCCCAAAGACATTCAAGCAGTCGTCCACATTGGTGCTAACTCTAGTACACTGGAACGCAACTGGCCATCTATCTATAAGACCAACGTGCTGTCAACTCGCATGTGGAATGCCTTTTGTTTGGAACATGCCATACCTTTTATCTTTACCAGTTCAGCCGCAGTCTACGGCAATGGTGCAGGTCCACTCAATCAATATGCATTCAGCAAACAGGTTAGCGAACAAGAGATTACAGGTGTAGTGTTGAGGCTGTTCAACGTCTACGGACCCAACGAATATCACAAAGGTCGTATGGCCAGTACCATACTGCATTGGTACAATCAAATACAAACAGACGGCAAGATCAACATCTTTGAAAACAGTAACAGCTATCGTAGAGACTTCATATGGGTAGAGGATGTGGCCAGTACCATATATTATTTTGTGAAAAACTACACGCCCGGTATCTATGATCTAGGTACAGGAGTCAGTGTGGACTTTGACAGCATTGCTAACATTGTGATCAATGAATGTGGCACAGGTGTCAAATGTGCTATTCCTATGCCCGATGATCTCAAGGCTCAGTACCAATTGGATACTAAAGCTGATACTGATAAATTGGCGCTTGCAGGAGTCAACGTTGATTTATTCTACGAACCCTGGCAGGGCATTAAAGAATACTGTCAGTATCTAAAGACTAGTAGGTTCTATTAAAAACGTCTTTGAGAGACATGACTAGATCTTCAATCATGCCATCATCGTGAAAGGGTGTTGGAGCAAAACGTAGTCGTTCTGTGCCCACTGCCACTGTGGGATGATTGATTGGCTGCACATAGATGTTGTGATCATTTAACAGAGCATCGCTCATGGCCTTGCACTTCTTGGCTTCACCTACCAACACAGGTACTATGTGCGTGGTCGAACATTCCATCACAGGTATACCCGCTTTGATCAATCTATGTTTTAGTTTACGAGCACGTTCTTGATGCAGCTCACGTAGTTCATTGTGATCTTTGAGATACTTTACAGCAGCTAGAGCACCGGCACATGAAACGGGACTCATTGATGTGGTAAAAATAAAACCCGCAGCTACTGAACGGATGGCATCGATGACCTCAACATCGGCAGCAATATAGCCACCTTGGACTCCATAGGCTTTCCCCAATGTACCATTGACTATGTCAATACGGGATTGTAGCCCAAGCTCTTCAACTTTCCCACCACCGTGGGGACCATAGAGTCCTACCGCATGTACTTCATCGATATATGTGATAGCACCATAGCGATCAGCTAGGTCACAGATCTCCCGGATATGCCCCACATCGCCATCCATTGAGTAGACGGATTCAAACACCACACAGGGCACATTGCCTGTGAGTTGTATACTGGATAATTTGTCTTCTAGATCTTTGAGATCATTGTGTTTGAAAATGCTTTTTGCTGCACGACTATGGCGCATACCAATAACAAGACTGTTGTGATTTTCACTGTCCGACACAAAGTGTATGTTGGGTATGATCTTGGCCAGAGCAATCAAGGTCCATTCGTTGGCCACATAGGCTGATGAAAACAACAGAGCCTTGGCCTTGTTGTGCAGTGTGGCTAATTCATGCTCCAGAGCCACATGGTAGTGACTGGTACCGCCGATATTGCGAGTGCCTCCGCTGCCTGATCCCGTGTGATCCAAGGCAGTGTGCATGGCATCTAGAACCACCTTGTGCTGACCCATACCTAGATAATCGTTTGAACACCAGTTCACAATGTTTTTAATATTGTAGGGACCGTACCACATAGCAGCAGGAAACTTGCCCGCTTCACGGATAATATCGTTAAACACACGGTATCTGCCCGTGGTTTTCATGTCTTTAAGCAAGGAGTTGAAGGGTTCTTTGTTTATCATTGTAATCTTATTTAACCGATAAATAAGGTTAGTACAAAACATGATGGCTTTGATCATTGTTATTAGGACATATTATGAGACTAGCAGATATTTTAAGAACTTTGGCAGATAAAATGGATAACATTGAATCTGGATCCGGCAATGATGAAATGGCCGCTGCCACACAGGGCATGGACGGTACCGTGCCCAGCTCAGATCCTTTGATGATTCCTCCGTTGCAACAAAAATTAGAAATACTAAAAAAATCAGCAGGCATTGACAGTTTTTATGACGGGGAACCCGACGAACTTGATGATATCAAGAAACTCACAGGTATCAAGGCTGTGATGCAAAATGAAACTGATGACGACGAGCCAATTGGTTAAGGAATAAACTATGCCGTTTACACAAGACCTTTATACTGGCAGACGCAACTACGGCGACGGGTCCACAAGAATAGGTCAACTAGATAGAATCTGGTATGACAAAGGCACGCATACTCTGCGCATAAGCGACGGATCAACCCCGGGTGGTATAATCATCTTGGGTGGGGGTGGTGGCAGTGGTATCATATTGGTCAAAGATGAAAATCTTATTTTAACTGCTGCTGCCAGCAGTTTGAACTTTATAGGCGCAGGAGTCACAGCCACAGTGGGCAATCCACTTCTTGGTGATGTAGATGTGACCATTCCTGGTGGCATCGCCGGTGTCGCAGTCAGTGACGAAGGCTCCATTGTTGCAGCCACTGCCAACAGCATGAATTTTGTGGGCGCAGGAGTCACAGCCACTGCCACAGGCAACGTGGTCACTGTGACCATTCCAGCAGTCAGCAACACCATTGCAGTTGAGGACGAAGGCACAACTTTAAGCACTGCTGTTTCTACTTTGGATTTTGTTGGCCCAGGAGTTGTTGCCACAGTGCCTACTCCGGGTAATGTGGAGGTAAAAGTTAGAGGCATAGAAATTAGGGATGAAAGTTCTGTATTGACCGCTCATCCAACTATGATTGATTTTGTTGGTGCAGGTGTTACTACCACGGTAT